ATTCGGATCGGCGAGGCCGCCTGAGCCGCCCGAGGCGCCGACCCAAAGCTGCGGAACGCCTCCGGTCAGATTCGGCGGCGGCTCATAGATCAGCGGCGCATTGACGAGGTCCGGGACGATCCCCTGATTCAATGAAGCGCCGGCCGGAACTTGGGTCGGATAGAGGCTCGGCGTCGAAACGCCGGTCGTCATCTCCTCGGCCGTGACGGTCAGGACGCCGGAATCGTCTTCTTCGATCGAGACGACGCGGACGGCGTAGGCGTTCAAGTCCAGATTGGCGTCGCTGATCGAAACGACGTCCATCGGGTCGAGCAGGCAATATTCCCAGGAGAGTTTGAAGGTGAAATGCGCCCGCACATATAGGCTGCGCTGCAGGATCGCCTGCGCGACGATCGAGCCGACGACCATCGGATCGCAGATTTCGTGCGCAGTAATCGTCGGGCCGACCCGCGGCCCATAGAGTTCAATCTGCGCCTGGTCGCGCGCCTCCACCGTCTGGATCGCATATTGATTGGTCCGCGCCGCCACCTCGACGCGCTGGATCGTCGGCAGCGAGAACGGATCGGCCCTGGCGACGAGCACGGGATCGTCATCACCCTTGGCGGCGACGAAATCGTGATCGGTGAGGGTGTAAACAGGCGCGACATTGGGATTGAACGTGTAGCCGTAGCCGGTCACCGGCGCATCGCCGTAAGGGATGAATCGCAGCCGCCCGCCGCTCCACACTGCGGCGCAGTTGAGGAGTTGCAGCCAGCGCGTCAATACGCTCGAGGCCTGTTCCTGATCGGTGAGCGCCGGGCTGAAGCAGATGCCCATCGCTCGACAATAGGTCTGCAGCGAGGCGTCGCCCGAGGCGCCGAACAAGCTCGTCGCGTCAATACTGGCCCCGTCGAAGGCGAGGCCGTATTGCGGATTGGTCAGAAAGTCGCTGATCACTTGGGCTGGGTCGGCGTCAATGCCGTTCCCGCCGGTTCCCGCCAGAATTCCGATGAGCTCAAAATTGTGGTTGCCTATGTTTGCCAAGCTGCCGAGCCCGTAGCTCGCCGCGCAAACATAGGCCGTACCTTGATAGGCGAGCGCCTGATCGGGATAGGCGGCCGAAAGATAGCCCCAGGCCGCCTGTGGCGTCGTCCCGTTGAACAGCGTGAGGCCGAGCGTGGCGAGCGTAAAAGTCGATTGGTCGCGCCAAATGATCCCCATCCCGGCGATCGGCCCTTCGGCGAGGCCCATGATGATGTCGGCGGAGTAATTGTAGCCGGTCGTCACCTTCGAACCGCCGCCGCCCTTGCCGGTCGATTTGGTCTTGACCGCATCGGCCTTGAAATTCTGGTACCAAAGCACGTTGGCGGCTAGCTTGTTCTGACCCCAAACGATCGGCACGGGCAGCGTATTGACCGACGTCTGGAGCTGCAGCCCGGTATAATCCGGCGTGACGGCGCGTTTGGATTTGGCGGTGCGCAGGAAGCTCACGAGGCCGTGCTCCAAAGACTGAAATAGCGCGCGTCGGCGAGCCGAGCCGCGAGCTCGGCGTTGCGCTCGACTTCCTCCTCCAACACGATCTTGGCCGGATGGAAGGCGTGGACGATGGTGAGACCGCTGTGGCTGTGGCTGTGGCAGCGATCGCCGACCGCGGCCACAGGGCCAGCCGCCGCAGTGACGATCCCGCCATGGCTGTAGCAGCGGCCATAGCGGAAGAGGACGCCGTCGCCGGGCTGCGGCTCGGCGACGCTCTTGGCCCGCGCCAGGAGATGCCCGAGGTAAGTCTCTTCGCTCCGGTGCAGATGCCAATCCGGCGCATAGGGACGCGGATCGAACGGCTCGACCAGTCCGAGATCGACAAAGACGCGGACCAGCAACATGCCACAATCGACGCCGACGCCTTTGACATCAGCGCAATTATGATACGGCGTGCCGATCCATGCACGCGCGGCGGCGACCACCGCGGCGCGGGAGGGGGATGGAGGCATAGGGAGAGGCTCGGATTGAAGAGGTGGGGAGGTCCCACCACCCATGTGGCTAGTCAGTTAACGCTATCTGCCCGACTCGGACAGCGCTTCAGAATATCGAGATGTCATTCAGCGACCGCATGAATGTGTTCACTGCGTGGTCGCCAGCGAACTACGCGCCATATCCAGGGCATGAAATGTTTCATGCAGTCTGGATAGGCGTCAATGCCCTCTGCATTGCAGCGGCCAACTCCATATGCCTCGGATTGCCGGTGGTGAATGGTTCATCGCATAGCGTATAGAGCGCTCCTCCGTTGTTCAGTTGCTCAACCTGCACGCCGTCAGGTGCTGTGACTAGCCTCGCGTTTGCCGGGGGCAAATATGTTATCCAACCTTCCCACGGCGAATAAAGTCGCGGGTGATGTCGGGGCCCAAGATCGAGGAATCGTCTGAAACTGGAATAGCTTTTGCAGTCGATTGACGCTTCGTCCGCTCCCCATGCGTCCACTACGGCGAGGAGTACTGGTCGAAGCTCGCTCGCCTTCCAGGGTTCGCCAGTGAGCGCCCGACGATTTGTTAAATGCATCTCAATGCTATTTCCATCGCGGTTCCACTCACCATAGGAACCTGCGTGGATGGACAAAATCGGATGATCAAGCTCTTGTTTGTAACTCCAGATCGACAACAGGAATCCGACTTCGGACATCACTTTGTCGGGCGGATAGTCGTAGTACGTTCTGCTGCCGTCAAACAGTTCCGTAAGAGCGCCAGCATCAATCGGGGTTGCGCCTGCGTGCCAATCGCTGAAAACCGGATCGAGGGAAGAAAGCTTGTCGATCAGAAAATGAAGACGCATTGCACAATCGGTGGCACTCTCAGACCTGCTGCCCCAAAGAGCATGAATTTCGTATGATTCATCTCTCATCAGTCGTATCCCGTAGGGTTATATATGACAACAAAGTTCTTCGGTACTCTTGTTCGAATTGCCCACGCGCGTACGATCTCCGCTACAGCTTTGATTTGGAAATGCCATTCAATGCGATGTCCGTTTGACGCCGCGATTTGGCTCCAGATTTGTCTTTCCATTTTTGGCCATCCCGATTTTCCGTCGGGCCAGCCCTCTCGGAAGAACAACTTCCAATTGCCTGCAGCCTCGTCAACCATATTCTCGTAGTTTGATTTCGCCTCTCGAAGAGTCATATCGTTTTCTACGACTTCCCAGGGTTCTGGACACCCGTCATAGTCAACATTATTGTACCGGATAGCTAGCCCGCGAGGGAGTCTCGCAACGCGTGACTGATACTCCTTCGCATTTTCAGAGCGTCCCGTCTGATCTTCCTTGATTGGATCAGGGCAAAGTTTTGCTCTTTCATCGCTGCTATTTGTTAACGAGCTCGGAGCGCCGCTGTCGCCGCCGGTGTCGCTTTCACCTTTGCCATCTTGATCGCCATTTCCATCCTTCTCATCCTTACCAACTTTTAAAGTGGCTTCCGCATCAATGGCGATTAGGCCTGTCGCTCGGTCAAGTATACGGGCGAATGGTCTGCCCGCACGATCATAAAAAGCGCCGTCGCTATGTAGGAGACCCGTTGCTGCGGGAACCCATTGGCCATCAATCAGCCGGCTGACGTAGAGCCGTGTCTCGTCCTTATTCCATTCGTATATTAGGTCCGATCGGCCTGGAACCGTGCCTTGGAGCAAAACGTCGGTCGAGGGCGGCGGCACGACAAACCTGCCATAGTCCGCTTCTGGAATGGCCCAGAGATCGATCGCGACAGCGCTGTGGCCGATGATACGCGCGAACGGGGTGCCCGCCTTGTCGTGGAAGACCCCATCGTAGTCCCTCACACCTTCGGCGATGGGAACCCAGCCCCCATTCATGAACCGATCAACGTAGAGTCGAGTTTCGCTCTTATTCCAAGCGTATCTGATGTCCGCCCGACCGGGGACCGTGCCCTCGACCATCAAGCTCTTTTCCGGTGAGGGGACAAGGAGCATTCCAAACAGCGTGACTGGTCCCCCGGCGCGCCAGAGAAGCTGCCGCAACGCGGCGAGGACAGTGGGCGTGACCTCCTGGGAAAAGAAGGACCCGGCTTCTCCCGCCAACCCTGATGCTGTCGATCTTTGCGCGGCGGCCCAGGCCGTACCGTCAAGTGCAATGGTCCGGCTCGCCTGATTACCGCCAACAGAAACGGCTTGGGCAGGTTGCGGCGATACCTCGCTTCCGTTCTGACCCGAACGCGTGTCCATGACGGGTTTCTGCGAGGTCGCGACTTCGACCTGTCCATTCCTCCCCTTCCAATGTCCACTGGCCGCTCGTCCGACCACTACCTGCGGGCACGCGCGGCTGATCGGGACTGTATTTGTTAAGCGAATTGCGGAGCGGCGCGGGGTCAAGCCCAAGGGCGACGAAAATGGTCTCCGCCGTCACTCCGCCACGCATCAGGCGGTCAGCCGCGAACAGGCGGCGCGCGGCGTCATCCCTTGGATTGAGCCTCGGCAAGCTCATCAGCGCCACATGTATCGATGCTGTCAGCGCGTCGCCTTCTGCGTGTTTGCGTAACGCGCGATGCAAATGGGCGCGAGATCTATCGACAAGTGACCGGTCAAATGCCGCCGCCAGCAAGGCCATGACGCGCGCTTCGTCTCCTGGTGAAGGTTCCTGCTCAGAGTGCCCCGCCCGTGCGATCATGGTTCCGGCTCCGAGCGTCAGCGCATCACCAACGAAGGTCGGCGTCGAATAAAACACGCCCTTGGCGCGCTCCTTCCACGCTTTCTCGATCTCATCGACGAGCATGAAAGCCTCGGAATTTCTGAGAAGGGGTAGGGCGCTCGCGAGAGCGCCTAGTACGCCACCTGTGGCGGCGGCACGTACGGAAACCCGCGGAAATTCGCCAGATTGTTGAACCGCGTCTGGCAGGTCGCGCTGGTATGGTCGCAGCCGGCATAGACGGTGAAGACGTCGCCGGCGGCGGGCACGGTCGGCAGCGGGTAGATCAGAGTCAGCGAGGCGCCGGCGACGGCGCTCTTCACGGTCGCGCGGAGATTGGCGCTGGCGCCGGACGTGAACACGATCGAACCTTGCGCATGCAGCGCGAGCGCGCCGGCGAAATTGATCAGGCTCGCCGTCGAGCCGGCGCCGACCGTCCCGTTCGTCGCATAAGTGCCGCGCGGCACGCCGCAACCGGAATCATAGAGCGTATGCAGGCAGGTCGGCGCGTAGAGGTTCCGCGGCATGTCCATGTCGAGCAGGACGAGGTCCGAGGCGACGGTGACTTTCGCGCTCGTCCGGCCGATCTGATCGACTGTCGAGAGACGGCCGTGAAACAAGGTCACGCCGCCGACTGGCGGCTGGCCGAGCGCGCTCATGAAGACGCGGTCGCGCTGCACGGCGCAGCCGTCGAACGCGCCATCGCGCAGAGCCGCAAGGAACATCGCGCCGCCGACCAGATCGCTCGGCCGCGCCGCGATCGTGATCTGCTGCTTGTCGACTTCGAGCCCGACCGAGCAGCGATATTTCAGGCCGTGCACCAGTGGCCCATTGGCGGCGAAGACAGCGCCGTTATACAGGACCGGTTGGTCGACATTCGTGTAGGTGAGGATCAGTCCGGTCGGCAGCGTGAAGGTGAAGCAATCGACGAAGGCGATCGCCGAGTCCGGCGCAGCGTGCGCGGCCGCGAGGAAACTGACCAGCGCCGGCGAAGCGGTCTTCATGACGAGCGCACCGAGCGGAATTTGAGGCTCTTCACCGCCCAGAGATTCTGCATGAATTGCTCGAAGTCCTGGCCGTCGTCGAGGAAGCGGCACTGAAAGGCGTAAGAAAAGCTCGCCGTTATCGCGACGCCGACGCCGGGTGCCCCCGTGAAGACAAGCGTGTTCGGCGCGGTCAGTGACCAGCCTGAACTCTGCGTCGCGCCGTTGAGCGAGACATTGGCGATGCTCGTTACCCAGCCGACCGGCTCGGTGAAGCCGCCGAGCGTACGGGCAAAGGTGAAAGAGTTCGTCGTCCCGTCACCCGTTCCCAGCGCCTGGCTGGAAATGCTGTCGTCGGACGGGTCGGTGTAGAGAAACGTCCCGAACTGCCCCTGCGCTTGCAGGAACAACCCCATCAGGCTCTGCAATGAGCGCGCGCCGAGCCCGGGATAGCTCGCCGAATCGGAGGCGAGCCCGTCGAAAGAAAGTTCGAACTCCCAGAGCGGATATTGCCAGAGCGCGTCGCGCACCTCGCGACCGGAGACATGACCGGTGACCAGCGTCGAAAAGACCGGCTTCTTGTGCACCGACCAGCCCTGGCCGGCGAGGCTGGGGAAGTTGGGAGGCGTCGTCACGGCCGCACCGTCTGCAATTTGAGCGTTTGTAGTTCGAAGAGCATCGCCATGAACCCCTCGATATCGATGACGTCCTCTGAGAAGCGACACAGCCAAAGGACGCCAAAATCCGCTGTGATCGCCGCGCCGATGGGCGGCGGCGAAGCGAAGATGATGGTCGGCGCGTAGCTGGCCGTCGTCGAATAAGCGGAAGGCAGCAGCGTGACGCCGTTGACATAGACGGCGGAGACGCCGGACGTCCCCGCGACGGGCTCGCTGTATGTCCCGAATGTTCGCACGAGCGGGAAGCTCGTCGTGACGCCATCGCCGATTCCGAGCGGTTCGCTCAGCGCTTGTGCAAGGCCAGGCGGCGAGAGCCAGAACGGCTCGCACCGCCCCTGCATCGCCGCGACGAACCCGGCGATCGTCTGCAGTTCAAGATGCGCGGCGTCGCTGCGCAGCGCCTCATAAGTCAGCTCAAGATCGTAAAGCGCCGCCGCGTAGCGCGGCCGCCGGCTCCCGCGGCCGGAGACGCGGCTCGTGACGTCGGTCGCGAAGCGCGGTTTGACATGGGTCGACCAGGAAAGCGCCGTCAGCGCTGGAAAGCTCACGTACGGTCCGGGCGTCGGCGGCGAAGCAGCCACGAGCGGCGGCAAGGCTGGCCCGCGGCCGCTCAGCCAATTACCGGTTTGCCAATTCGCCGCGTCCGCCCATTGGTCCGTCAGCAATGGAAAGATCGGGAAGGGTCGCGCGTCCCAGGCCCAGATGCAGGAGAATGAGAATTCGATCAGCTTGACGCCGGCGCCTGAGACTTCGTTGTGGCCGTCGACGTTCCAATATTCGTAGATCGCTTTCAGCGCGCCCATCATCAGCGTGTCGTCGCGCTGCGGCGCGTAGAAGCCGCCTTCTTCCTCAGTCCAAAGCGACCAATAAGGCGTCGCGCTCTCGCTGGAATGGGCGTCGAAGAATACGTTCGGCTGGTTCGTCGCCTTGTCAGTTGCCGGCAGGCCATATTCGATAAAGGCCAGCGGCTTGGCGCCGGGCTGCCAGGCCGTCTGCGGTCCATGCCGCGCCCAGCCTTGCCCATCGCCGGAATCGTAAATCGCCTGATGTGGGTTGCTCCACCACCAGCGGAATTGCTTGTTGGCGAGCAATTGCTGGTTCGGAAAGTATGGATTGCGCGCCTGCACGAGCCGATCGCCTTCCGGCAGCGACACTTGGCGGTCCGAGCCATTCGGATCGCCGCCGCGGCCGTCATTGGCGCTGTCGTTGTAGTACCAGTTGAACTTCTCGCCGCCTTCGATATTGGCCTTGAGATAGGCCAGACTGTAAATCGTCGGCGCGCCGGAAAGGCCGAGGCCGCTCATTGCGGCGGCGGCAGGCGGCCAGCCGCCAGCCGACGCCGGCGCGCTCCAGTTCGACGCGTCGAGGCCGCCAGCGCCCGTGGTCCAGTCTGACAGCGGCAGATAATTGTCGATCCCGACGACGTCGATCTCGCTCTGGGCAAAGAGTGGATCGAGATGCGGCCATTGCCCGCTTTCGCCCGGATGCTGGTATCCCATCCAGTCGGACCAATCGGCCGAATAGGCGATCAGGTTCTTGAGATTCGTCGTATCCTTCGTCAGCCCCTGGCTGTCGAAAATCGCACGTACGTCAGTCGCCAGCGCCTGTAGCCCGGCGACCAATGGATAGTCCCAGACCGCATAACCCGAAGCGTCGGTCGTCCCCGCCTTGGTCCATGAAGAACCACGGATCGTCTCAAGCCCGCGCAATTCCGAGCCGAGCAGAAACAAATCGACGCCGCCGCCGAGCGCGCAGAGCCAGGCATAGTGAAGGATCATGCGCCGATAGGTGAAGTCGGTCGGCGTGCCGGCATAGGCGACGGTGAGGTTCGCTGGATCGGGCGTGAATTGGCTGTGCGCCGCTGAACCAAGAAAGGCCGCGACTGCGGCCGTCGCGGCCGTGTTCGCGTCCGGCGCGTAGGTTATCCGTCCGCGCCAGGGCAAGCCGCTCGCGGTCATCAGGATGAACGGATAGAAGACGACCTTGAAGCCGCGGCTTTTCAAGTCCTGAATGCAGCGTACGATGCTCTGGTCGGACGGCGTGCCGCCATAGACCGCGCCGCCGCCGCTTGTCGGGATTGGGATGAGCCCAGGCGAAGACTGTGTGAGACCCGAGACGCGCCAAGGCTCGGCGATCCAGGATGAGCCCGAACGCCGCTGAAAGGCGCCGCTAATGAAATTCGTCGAAGGATAGATCCGGCAGGTCGCGGCGTTGAGACTGTCGCCGAACCAGGCGCAGAGAACCGATACGGTTCCGCACTCGGGATGCGCCGCCTGCAACTGGTCGATCGCAAAGGAATAGTCCGTCTTCGATCCACCCGGCGCATAGAACGTGTTGACGGCCGCCATGGCGCCGCCCGCTTGCGCAGCCTGGTGAGGGATGGTGTCATAGGTGAATTCGCCCGTTGCGGGCAGAAGATGCACGCCGCCGACAAAGCCCATCGCGCACTCTCGCTCGTTAGGCGCCGAGCCTTCTCAGGCCGAGCAACGCGCCGTGCCGCGCCGCCTCGTCCATCGCCTTGGCGAGGCTGGCGCTGTTGGTCTTGACCCATTGGGCGACAGAGCCCGAATCCATCGCCGAAACATGGAAATTCGTCGTCGGGTGGATATGGACCGCTCGGCCGGTGAAGGACGTGCTATCGTCCCCTGGAGTGGCCCTCAACATGTCGCGGAACGCAGATGCCTGCGCCGCGGGCATCACCAATTCGTTGTGATGAACGAGCGCCAGCATATCGGCCGGGACGTCCCACATGCCGATATCGGCCGAGGCGACGGCGCCGGCCATGCCGGCGACTGTCGTCTGCGCCGCCGCGGCTGGACCCGCCGCCAGCGGACCCATGATCGGCGACAGAAAACCGAACACGCCCGCGAAGGCTTCGGCGGCCGAGGATAGGATCGAGCGGATTATCGTCGCGCTCTGCGTCGTGAGCGAGGCTGCGGCGCCGGCTTGTTCCGCGCCAGTGCGCGCCGCAACGCCGGCCGAGGTGGCCGCCGTCTTCGCCGCTTCATTTGCGACGTGCTGGACGACCGTCGTCTCGCCCCATTCGATGAACTTGATCAGAAGATCAGTAAGCATGCTCTTGACGGCGGTGTGCCAATTGGTCGTGCCCGCGATGAGACCGTGCAATTGCGAATTGAAGGCTTGCGTGACGGCGTTGGCGTAGCTCTCATATTCGCGCTGCTGCTCGGTCAGCGAGCGCTGGACGAGCTGTGTGATCTCCTCCTGATGGCGTCGTTCGGCTTGGTTTATCCTATTCTCAGCCATTTGATGTTGCGCGAGCGACTGGTCGCTGAGCGCCAGTTCTTTTTGCAACAGAGCTTGCTCGGCCTGATATTCTTCATCCATCGCCTGACGAGAAAGCGCCGCCTTCTGCTGCTGCGTGATCTCGTGGCGCTGTACTTCGGCAGCGTAGATCTCAAGCTTCTGCTTGAGGCCGTTTTCGACCGCTTTGACCTCGTCGTTGATCGCCAGTCTGGCTGCGCGGACGGCGTCGGAATAGGAAGCGTCGTCGCCCGCTTTGATTGCCTTCGCCGCCTGGCCATGCGCAGCGGCGAGCGACTTCTCGAGCGAGACTGACGAAAGCAAAGCGGCATCGAACGCTCGCAATTTGTCCGGCGACATCGCGGCGACGATCGACGCGCCAAGCGAGGCATATTGCCCATTCATCTGGCTCGCCGAAGCGGCAAGATCGGCGAGCGCGTCCTTCACCTCGGCGACGCCTTTGGTAAGATCGTCGATCGAGGCGGAGAAGCGCACTTCGAGATTGGCGTCAGACATGGCGGAGACTTTCAGTTTTCAGCCAGTGCGGTCACGCATCGACTAGAGCATCGAACTCTCAGAAGGAGTCGGGAAGGATTCCGGGGCGATTGATTTCGTGATTCGCTTCCGCGATGTGGAGGTGATTCGCGATGGCGAA